CCTCTCCACCTACCTTAAGGAGTAAGCCATGGCCACAAACCATACACCTGAACAGCTTGATCCATCCGATGCCGCGAGGCTATGGATGCGTTTTGCCATTCGTGGATATGCCGCGATCTGTGCTTCTAAGCACGGACTAGCGGTGCCGTTGGAAGACATCAACACACTCAGCGATGAGGAGTTGAAAAGTCGACTGACGTTAGTGCGTGACCTGGCCCACCTCCCCCCGGGTTGAGTGGAAAAGGAACCTGACTCTCTTGGCCGAAGTGCGGATCTACCATCCGCGGCCACTGGCCCCCTCCCAGAGGGGTTTCCTGACGACCTGTCAGAACGTCACAATGACGCCAGTAAATAAGGCTGGTGCAACACCATGCCTGTCACTCAGTACCGCACGCTAACATACATTCCAAGCCACGACTACAACATGTACACAGTTGATCATTACAATGCATCAACAGACTCACCAAAAGTCAACGGTAAGTTGTCCCTGCAGAGCAATCCGCATACATTTTATCATAGGCAGCTGGAGGAGGTAGTGCGCATGGGTGGAGCCTCGCCCCTCAGTATGGACGCCACATCAGGCGTTTTCCGTGACGATATTGGCTTACGTACCCGACTCACCAATGAAGCATTAGCACGCTTCACAGGGGACGTAAGAAAGCATAACGCTTCACTTGGCGTTACGCTCGCAACCTACAGGCAGTCATCCGAGATGATTGTCGATAGGTCCCGCAAGATAGCTTCTGCTTTTGAGAAGGCAGATCCGGAGATAACCAAGCGCGTCAAGCGCTTGAATCGTCGGAGAATCATAACTGAGTTCGATAAGGCTCGCGCAAGCGATGTTTTAGAGACAATGTTTGGTTGGGCTCCTCTTGTTCAAGATATCCAGGATGGCCTGGGTGCTTTGGGTCGCAGTCCTGCGGACTTGCGATGGATCTCCCGTTCCCGTGAGGGAGACTGGAGTTTTAGTGATAAGGATGGGCCGGATTCGTACGATGTGACTATGCTTGACAGGGGTTCTGGCACTGCCAGGGTTACCGTGTCTGGGCGATGTCGTATCGACTCTCAGAATACCCATCTTATAAATCGGTTAGGTTTGCTTAACCTACCCGGTGTGGCTTGGGACCTAGTCCCCTGGTCATTCGTTGTGAACATGTTCACGAACATGGGCCAGATGGTTAATTCCATCACCGACCTGGTCGGGGTTAGTGTTTTAGACGGTTCTACGACGTTCAGTACGACTGGTAAGCGTACGAAGACTCAATTGTGCGGTCCTTTGACCCCCTTCGGGTGGGCCAATAGTCTCTCTGCAAACACTGTCTCGGAACGGACGAAGTCGCGCACTCTGGGGATTCCAACCCCTCAGTTTATGTGGCGTACTCCCGACCTTGATGTTGGACTGGCTGCGATAGCCATATCGCTTTTGGTTCAGCGCTTGCAGAAGTTCGATCGCATTCTTAAATCAACCCGCTACTAATCGGTAGCATCCTTTCAAAATAGGAAACAAATCAATGCCTTCAGCAGTCGATCTCGTGCTTAACAACGGCTCCGCCGTCGCGAAGACCTTCACTCTCTACAGCCCGGCCAGCGGCGATAACTCGCTCGCTGTTTGGAAGCTGAAAGAGGGTGCCATCGCGTCGGTATTCCCACAAATCACGGCTCTCGCTCGTGCGACGGGGAATCAGTCTAGGAAGTCACAACATAAGATTCGGATTCCGTCGTCCTATACGGACTCGGTTACCGGTCTCACCTCGGTGGGATCGGCGTTCGAAGCCTCTATCGATGTGACCGTCCCGGACAATTTTCCGGAAGCTCTCAAGTCCGACGCGTCCGCCTTCGTGGCGAACTACGTGAACCACGCTCTGGCCAAGGCCATGATGCGTGACGGATTGTCAGCAACTTAAGCGGCCGTCAGGTCGCTTGATCGTACAACATGAAGCACCAAGTACTTCGTGTCATCTCCCGCCTCGCGGAAGATGTGGGCACACCACGCGCCTTAGCTGTGAAGCTTTTGGCGGAAAGTGGTGAGTGGGCTGAGTTGCAACAACTCAGATGTAGGCCTCAAGACTATCTCGACTCGGAGTCATACTGGAGGGACAATCTCATCACTGAGATCCTCCGGAAATGTGACCTACCGACGACAGTGGACAAAGAGGCGGCAGCTGTGCAGACATTCTTAAGCTGTGAAGCTCAGAACTGCGCTACAAATGCAAGACTTTCCCGGTACCTTCCCGACTCCCTCCTTCTGGAGGCCGAGGATGTACCCGTCTACGACTTCATCTGTCTATGGCGTAAAGAAGTTAGTTATGTGTTTGGAAACCTACCGGACCACCTACACCCCCGTTTCAGTGGGGGAGCTACGTATGCCGACACGGGATTGCAGACAACAATACCCGACAAGATGTCGAGCGCTCCAACGGTCTATTCTCCATGCCGTGATATCCTACCCTTATGGGGTGAGACGTCATGGTCCCGCGCTCTCGTGAGAGACCGCCCATGGTTTTCAGACCCTCTGACAGTTCGAGGAAACATTTTCTTCACGGTCCCGAAGGACGGAACAAAGTTCCGGGGCTGTGCAAAGGAAGCATCAATACCCATCACCTACCAATTGGCGGTGGGGCATCTATTGAAGTCACGTTTGTCTCGGATTGGGATCGATCTTCAGACAGGTAAAGCTACACACATGTCTCTCGCCATGGAGGCAAGTGCTGTTGGCAACTTTGCTACGATCGATATGAGCAACGCTAGCGACACCATGTGTCGCGTTTTAGTCCAACTCCTCGTGAGAGGCGATTGGTACGCATTGCTCGACTCCCTACGTGCTCATATGACGCGGATGGATGGCAAATGGTTCAGGCTGGAAAAGTTCTCCTCAATGGGGAATGGCTTCACGTTTGAATTAGAAACCATTATATTCGCGACTTTAGCACGAGTCGTTGTTCGCGAAGAAGGGGGTGACCCTGATCTTGTGAAGTGCTATGGGGACGACCTCATAGTACCGGTTGACCACTATCGTTCCGTGGTGGCAGCCCTACGGCTGTTTGGCTTCGAGCCAAATATGAAAAAGACCTTCGCCGAAGGTCCTTTCAGGGAGAGTTGTGGCGGAGACTTTTGGGACGGTATACCCGTGAGGGCGCACTATCTTGAAGAGCTTCCAGATGAACCACAACAATGGATATCCCTGGCTAATGGGCTTAGGCGCGTGGCTGATGCAAACGGTAGCAATGTTCCTCGTTGGAATATTGTTCGCCGTGCTTGGCTTTGCGCTTTGGACCCTATACCGGGTAACATCCGAAGGTGTCGCGGTCCTAAAACTCTCGGAGACATCGTTATCCACGACGAGCCCGAGTTCTGGACCAACGCAAGCAAACCCCCGCGGTTTCGAACTGAAACTGTCGGGTACAGCAGAGTAATCGGTCCTCATAAGACTGACCTCGCTGAAGATTGGCACCCCACCTGGGATGACCAATACATTCTTGCTTACGTTCCCGCGCCCAGTGTGCTACCATGGCATCACTGGCTACCTTCTGTGCAGTTAGCAAGCTGCACGCTTGGCATACCGAGCCAAGGAGTCACCCCTAGGGAGGGCATCCAAGGTTATCGGATCAGACCCGTCAGCGCAAGGCTGACGTCTTCATGGCTGCCAACCCCTAGACATATCGCGTGAGCGAGTAGACTAGGGAATTTCAGCGCTTTTCGTGGGTTCATCACCCACGTGGATTCCACAAGGGAATAAGGCCGA